GAAATAGAGAATAAACCTCGTGTTTTAGACCAGGTTGAGATTGTAGAGTACCATGGCCTTATTCCTAAAGGCCTGTACAACGACGCTACTAAGGGTAAGAAACTCAGCGAACAGGACCAAGACCTGTTGGCCTTGTCTGTTCTCTCTGAAGAAGACCAAAAACAAGATACTAAGGACCGTGACGGCTTTATCGAAGCCACGGTCTGGATAGCTAATCGTGGAACACTTCTGCGTATCAGTGCTAACCCGTTCCTCATGAAGGACCGTAGTTTCATCTCTTTTCAGTACGATACGGTACCAGGTAAGTTCTGGGGACGTGGAGTAGCTGAGAAAGGGTACAACCCTCAGAAAGCTCTTGATGCAGAGATGAGAGCACGTATTGACGGTCTAGCGCTGTCTACGTACCCAATGCTCCTTATCAATGGCCTGGTTGCCCCAAGGAACCAGGACTATCAGGTACGTCCGGGACGAAACATCGTAGTTAACGGTGACGTAGGCCAAGCAATGGCCCCGTTCAAGTTCCCAGGACCTGACCAGAACTCCCATCAGCATACTTCCGACATGGAACGTATGGTGACTGTAGCTACAGGTTCTCTTGACAGTGCAGCACCTTTAGGCGTGAATCCACGTAATGAGACAGCTTCAGGTATCAGTATGATGCTTTCAAGCGTTCTTAAGCGTTCTAAGAGGACCCTGCGTAACATAGAAAGTCAGTTGTTGAGTCCTATGGTCCACAAAGTGGTCTGGAGATACATGCAGTTCGACCCTAAGCGGTACGCACAGCAGGACTATGAATTCCGCGTGATTGGTGCCTTAGGGGCACAAGCACGGGAATTTGAAGTAGCTCAGCTCACACAATTGATACAAACACAAGAACAGGGTTCCCCTGGGTACTACATGATTCTGAAGGGTATCCTTCGTAATTACAATATCGAAGACAAAGAAGAGCTAATGAAGCTGATTGACCAAGCTATCGAGCAAGCTCTTAACCCACCAGAGCCACCACCTGACCCTGAGATTGAAATCAAGAAAGCTAAGCAAGCACTTGACGAAGCTAAATTTCAATTCGAACAAGATAAGGCTGTTGAAAATGAAGACAGGAAAGACCTTGAAGTTGAGGCGGAAGCAGCTAGGGACCGTGGTGAAAGTATCTGGAATGGTTCAGAAGCTGTCCTCAATGTGGCGAAAGCTCAAACAGAAAAAGTCAAAGCTCTGGGCGCACTTGTGCAACAGTTGGCTGCAGCACAAGGCACCGAAGGTGTTGACATGCAAGCCTTGCTCGGACAGGCTGAAATCATTATCGAAGAGGCCGACCAGGAAATGAATAACAGTCCTGAGATAGACGCCTTACGAGAATCAATGACAAGACAGCAGACCGAAGAGTCTGACCGTGGAGTAACTTAAACCAGAGAGAGAGAGAGATAATGGAAGCAGAAGAAAAAGAAACACTAACCATAGCTAAGAAAAGAGCAGAAGACATCCTTGATTTGGCCGGACACCCTAAGTGGAAGGTTTTCACGGATGACTTACAGCAAGCATTTGATGACAGTAACAACGTGTTCATGATACAAGACGAGAAAGCCCTGTACCAGATGCAAGGTCGTCTAACGACACTCAAGAACATTATAGAAACTCGTGAGATAGCGTCTTCGACGATTGACCAGATTGAAGAGCTACTCGCAGCACCAGAGGTACCGGTAGGAGATGACTTCTAAGATACTCTCTGATTTCACCTGCAAAAGGTGTGAATTTAAGTTTGAAGGCTGGATAGACCGTGACGATAGGGAGTGCACATGCCCTAACTGCGGTGACACAGCTGACAGACAAATAACCGGTGGAAACTTTAGCTTACCCGGCAACGATGTGGGATTTCCCACCGCAGCCGATAAATGGGCTAGACGCCATCGCAATGCAAACAAAGCTAACTTAAAGGAGCTTGGTTTGCCAACATAATTCAAGACTCCGAAAATACTTGGAATAAACTTGAAGAATATAAGGAGTACCGGTAACGATGCCAACTCAAAATGAGCCATCCCGCCAACGAATAGTAGAACCCGACGAGATAGAATCCTTAGGACCTGGTGAGTCCCTGGAAGAAAGTCTCACTGTCAAACCGACAGAAGAAGGAACCAGTCCACAATCAACCGAAGAAAGCACCATTCCTGAGAAGTTTAAAGGGAAGTCAGTTGAAGACGTTGTAGAAATGTACAACAATCTGCAGACCAAGTTTGGTCAACAGGGCAACGAGTTAGGTGAACTAAGAGGTCTGACGGACAAAATATTGTTACAGAACCTTGTAGCACAAAATACACCACCTGCGGAAACAGAGAAAACCATCGAAGATGAAGACTACCTGATAAATCCAAAGGAAACGATAGAAAGGCTTGTACAAGAACAGGTAAAACCTATAGCTGACAAGCTAGATAGTAAGTCTCGCGAAGAAGCGATTCAAGCACTAGAAGCAAAACATCCTGATATGGAACAAATTGTACTGGATGAAGGGTTTCAAGCATGGATACTGGATAGTCCAGCCCGTGAATCTAATTGGGGAAAAGCCGCTCAAGGCGACTTTATCCAGGCAGATGACCTTTTCAGCACGTACAAAGCACTCCATAAAAAGGAAGAAGTAGCTCAACCTGCAGCTGCCACCCCTGAGGTGGACGAAGCTGCATTGCAAACGGCGACAGCAATGTCAACGGGAACAAGTTCTGATGCCAAGCTTGGTGTACAGAAAGGTCAAGTGTTTAGCAGACGCCGTCTAGTCCAGTTACAAGTGGAAAGTCCTGACAAGTACGCAGCCCTAGGTCCCGAAATTACTCGGGCCTACGAGCAAGGTCGAGTTGTTGACTAATCGTAGTACTTACAAATATTTTTCATTTTATAACATAATTAGGAGTTTCTCATGGCGTTAGGTACTAACCACATGACAGGAACCACCGACGGGTCTCCCGCTGGTGGTACACAAGGCGTATTCATTCCAGAACTTTGGTCCGACGAAGTACTGGGTTCATACAAAAAGAATCTCGTGCTGGCGCAGCTAGTCAGTCGTATGAATCACCAAGGCAAACGGGGTGATACGATTCATATCCCAGTTCCGACTCGCGGCACAGCTTCTGCTAAAGCTGTTGAGACGGAAGTAACGTTGATTACTGCTACTGACACAGAAAAGCAAATCAGCATTGACCAACATTACGAGTACTCTCGTTTAATCGAAGACATTCTTGACAAACAAGCCTTGGCTTCGATGCGCGCGTTTTATACGGACGACGCGGGTCACGCTCTAGCTACTCAGGTTGACACAGCACTTTGGATTGCTTCGTACAACCTACAAGGTGGTGACGGCGCTGCAACTAACTTTGGCGATACGGCTGTTCTTGGTTCTGACGGAAGCACTGCTTTTGTTGGTACTAATGATGACTCTGCTTCCCTTACGGACGCAGGTATTCGTAAGGTTATCCAGACTTTGGATGACGCTGACATTCCAATGTCAGACCGCTTCTTAGTAGTCCCTCCGGTCGAAAAGAAGAATCTTACGGGTATTGCTCGATTCACTGAGCAAGCATTCGTAGGTGACACAGGTATGGGTAATACAATCCGTAATGGATTAATTGGTGACATCTATGGTGTTCCAGTTTATGTATCTACCAACGCACCAACTGACTCTGCTGGTTCGCAAGTCTCTCGTGCTTGCTTGCTTGCCCACAAATCCGCTTTGGCGATTGTGGAGCAGATGGGTGTTCGTTCACAGACTCAGTACAAGCAGGAATGGTTGGCTGATTTATTCACCGCAGATACCATTTATGGTGTTGGTGAGTTACGTGACGACGCTGGTGTTGTTATAGCAGTACCTGCCTAAGGTTAATTAGGCTATGTGGGGGTCTTAACGGACCCCCGCTAACTTTAAGGAATATATATGGCAAGTTCTAACGTTTCTGTCCTTATCATAGTGAATAAGGTACTGGAAAGACTACGAGAAAGCACGGTAGGTGGTCTCACTGAGACTTCGTACGCAGGCTTTGTCCTTGGTTTACTGAACGACGCCCGACGAGAAGTAGAACAAGCGTACAACTGGGACGCTTTAACCGATGTTGTGCCTGTGAGCACAGTAGCCAGTCAGGATTATATTAACGTCGCTGGTGGTGGATTTACCACCAACGAGCGTACCCGTATCATAGAAGTGTACAACAGCACTACCGATACGTACCTCAGGAAGAGGGGTCTGGACTATGTCCGACAAATGAGTAACAACGACAGCACTGAAGCTGAACCTGTGATGTACGCTGAAGACGGCCAGAGTTCTAGCCAAGACCTTAAACTGGTCATGTGGCAGATACCTGACCAGATTTACGCTATGCAGATTGCTTGTTACAACCCACAAGATGATTTCAGTACATCTGACAATGCAACGACAGATATACTCAGGGTGCCCTGGTTACCAGTGTACCACAGAACGCTTACCTTGGCTATACGTGAACGAGGAGACGACGGTGGTTTTCAGTACGAAGAAGTGTACCAAGAGTACCTTACAGCACTCAATGACGCTATTGCGTACGAGCAACGTCGTAAATTCGACGGGACAGGCTTTTCAGGTGACTGGTACGTACCATAATGCCAGGTAATCCTCTTCAACCGGTAATTCTCCGTAGTCCAGGCATTGGTGGCCTGAACTTCGAAGGTGAAGGCCTAACGGCTGACCCTTCCTTTGCGCAGCAAGCTGACAACATTGTCTTTGACCAAGCAGGTCGGATATGTAGTCGGAAAGGGTTTGACCCCACCACAAGTGGGGGCGAGACCTTGCCTGGGACCCCTGATATAGAGCAACTCCACATGATGGATACATCTAGTGGTAACAAGCTACTAGCTACCGCAGGAGTAGCTTCTATTGGTCTAGACCTGACCGGTGCTATTACTGTAGTAGCAGGAGAAACAGTTACACAGACGACCAGTGGTGCTACTGGTGTTGTAATGCGTACTACTGATTTAACTAACAACGAAATGGTAGTGGTGTCAGTTACTGGTACTTTTGACACTTCAAATGAATTAACCGGCAGTACTTCCGGGGCTTTAGGCGCAAATTCCGTGCCGACAGCTGTGACCGCTTTCACTAATAATATATATGAGTCTAGCCCTTCTTTTGACGAGTATACAGATGTTACAGGTGGGCTGACTTATGCAGCTAATAACTGGCAGTTCCAAAACTTCGACGACAAGGTAGTAGCCGTACAGACGGGTGAAACCATGGTTGTCAAATCGTACTCAGGTAACTTTGCCCGTATCACAGCCGCTTCTGGTACAGTACCTGACGGTAACTGTGTGCACAGTGCCTTTGGTAGGCTCTGGGCACAACAGGGTGATGGTGCCGGACAGCGTTACATAGTGGCTTATTCCGCATTGTTGGATGAAACCCATTGGACAACCGGTGCAGGGGAAATAAATGTACTTGGCAACGCAGGAGCTGTATCAAAAGGTTACGACGAAGTTGTGGCGATTAGCTCTTATGATAATTATCTTGTTGTTTTTATGCGGGATAGCATTGTCATTTACAATAGCCCGGATGTTCCGGGTTCTCTCGGTATTCAGCAAATCATCCAAGGAGTCGGATGCATAGCACGAGACAGTGTACAACAGACAGGTGACGATGTTGTCTGGCTTTCCAGCACTGGACTGAGGTCCTTAAGACACACAGTCCAGTCTGAGAACAACCTTGAATTAGGTGACCTTTCTGCTAACGTACGCGGAGAGTTACAGCAGAAGGTTTCACAGATAAGTGGAGACGTTATCAGGTCTGCTTATTACCCGGAAGATGCTCTGTACACACTTAAGACAGGAAACGT